GATGAAGGCGCACGTCCGGTACTGGCTGCGGACCTCTCGACCATCGGCCTCATCGGCCCGGCAACGCTCGCTGACGCGACGTTGTTTCCGCTCGACACTCCGGTGTTCTTGAACTCCAACGACACCACCAAGACCCGGAAGCTCGGAGAGAACGGCTATCTCTCCGATGCGGTGCGTGGCATCAACGACCAGCTTGGCGAGACGCAGTACGCCGCGCGTATCGTTGTGGTCCGCACGGCGGAAGGCACCGATCCTGATCCCGCGATCAAACTGCAGCAAACGATCTCGAAGATCGCTGGCGACAGCCTTGCGGGCACGGGCATGTGGGCTTTCCTGAAGTCCTCGCAGAAGCTGGGCTTCACGCCGCGCATCCTGATCGCACCGGGCTACACCTCGCAGATGGCCAACGGTGTCGGTGCCATCACGCGCACACTGCCCGGTGCTGGCTATGTGCCTGACCATATGTATCCGGTTGAGTTCGCTGGTGGTGGACCCGAGGCGGTGCAGGCGGTTGGCCACGCGTTTGGTCTGAGCAACGGCCAGCTTGGCGGCGTCGAGCTTGAAATGCCCGGCGCTTGGTACGACACGCCGCCCACCATCACCGCACCGCCGCCCGGCTACGAGGCGACGGCGGCGGCGATTGCTGCCTCTGGCGGCGGCATCGGCTACGGCGTCGGAGAAGAACTGGTCCTCGAAAACCAAGTGATTCTTCTGGTGGCCACCATCGATGCCGGTGGCGCGATCCTCACCACCACGGTGTCCAGCAAGGGCTTCGTGGTTGGCACCGAGGTGCCGCCGGAAGAACCGCAGGAGGTCATCGCGTCCAGCGGCGCTGGCACTGGCGCAGCCTTCAACATCGTCTGGGGCGAGACCGGCACCACCGCGACCTACACCGCGACGGTTGTTGCCGGTGCCAACCCGGTTGTTGCCGGTGCTACTGCCGTCTGCAACCAGTTGCTCGGCCACATGATCGTGGAGTCGGCTGGCTCGTCATTCCAGAACGACATCGATTGGCGTGAGACGATGCAGAGCCATCGCCTGATCGCGCTCTCCGGTGGCGTGCGGGTGATGGACCCGGTGACCAGCTACATCATGATCCGTCCGCTTGCACCTCGCATGGCGGGCATCTTGGTGAGACGTGACCATGAGACCGGCGCACCTTTCCACAGCGCAGCCAACCAAGGCGTTCAGGGGATCATCTCGCCCAACCGCGAGATTGGGTTCAACCTGACCGACTCGGCCAACGAGGCGCAGGAGTTGTTCGCCGCCAAAATCGGTTGCGTTGTTCGTGGTGAAGTCGGTGATGACTTCGCGCTCGCGAGTGGCGGCTTCGTTCTGGTCTCGACCGATAACGTGGGCGAGGACCCGATCTGGCAGATGTACAACGTCATGCGTGGACGGGACTACATCCACCTCGGGATGCTGCGCTCGCTGCGCTTCTTCCTCGGTCGCTTCAACATCATCGGTCACACGGTGCAGGCGATCCTCAACACCATGAACTTCTTCCTGCGCGATCTGCAGGCGGATCAGCACATCCTCGGCTATCAGGTCAACTTCAGGACCGCAGGCAACAGTCCTGAACAGATCAGGCTGGGGCATCTCACGGTGGGCTTCAAGGCGGAAGAGCCGCCAGTGCTCAAGCATCTGACCATTGAGTCCTCTCGCTATCGCGAGGCAATCGACTCGATGGTGGCCGATCTGTCCACGCAGCTAAATCTCGCCGCGTAGTTAGCACGGTGGGCGGCATGAGCCGCCCACCTTCATCCTCGTTCAGGAAAGGAAGCCACTCATGGCTGCGAACCAAACTATCTTCGTGCTTGAAAGCGTCAACTTGATCTGCGGTGACACGCGCAGTCTGGTGCCCGGCGGTCAGGGCGCTCCCGGTATCTCGACGCATCTGACGTTGCAGGAGTTGAAGCTCCCGGCAATCGAGGAGAACTTCGTTGACCACGCTCCCGGTGGTGCGCCGGTCGCCATCGAGATTCCAACTCACATGACCAAGTTGGAAGCGACCTTCAACCTTGCAGGCTGGGACCCCGGCCTGATGGCCTACATCGGCAAGGAGGACCCGTACAATCATCGCTTCACGGCCTATGGTCTGTTGCGTGATCGTCGGACCAGCTTGGCGATGCAGGCCATTGCCATCATGGAAGGACGGCTCGGGCGCGTGAACCCGACAGCGTTCTCGAAGGGCAACCTGCAATCGCACGAGTATTCGATCAAGAGCCTCGTGCACTACGAACTGCGGGCGCAGACCAACCCATCGGCGCAGACGCTCTTCCCGATCTTCCTGTGGGACTTCTTCACCTCGCAGCGTGTCGTTGGCGGCGTCAACCTCAACGAAGAACTGATCGACATCCTGCGCATACCGGGCGCTGGCACCGATCTCCGTCAGTCCGGCCCCACGTCTCCGGTTGAGGCTGGAGGGAAGATCAACACATGACCGTAGACGAACTGGTTCATGAGTTGCTGAAGCACGCTCTGGACAAGCGCGTGGTGGTCTCCGACACCGATGGTGCCGGGGGCCACGAGGATATTGAGTTTGTCGATCAGCGCGTCGATAAGGGTGAGCAAGTCATCGCGATCTGGATTCACCATTGAGGCAAGCATGATCACATACGACAAGGCAGGTGGACGAACCATCCACCTGTTCATCCCCTTCGATTTCAACGGCAAGAAGATCGAGACCATCACGCTCGCTCCGTTGCGGCTCGGTCACTCGCTGCGATGGAGCAAGGGCGATTGGAAAAGCTCCATCGAGTTTCTGGTGGAGTTGGCCGGTGTCGAGGAAGCGATCATTCGCGAGCTTCGATACCCGGATGCGGATCGTGTCATGGAGACGTTCATGGCAATGATGACGCCAGAGATACGCGCCGATCTGATGGCCGGGACGATACCCGAGAAGTTCTCGGCTGGGTTCGTTGCTCCGGACGATGAGACGCCGCGAGCAACCAACGGCAGCGGTGAGGACCTCGGAGAGGTGCCGCATGGACCGGGCGATCCGTTGCCCGAAGAAGGCTTCGATCTGGGCGAAGAACCATAAGGCTCGCGCATGGCCAACGACTACACAACAACCATCACGCTGGACGGCGACGATAAAACCGGCGCGATGTGGAAAAGTGCGACGAAGGGCTCGCAGGACTACATCAAGAATCTGGAGAGGATACTCCAGCTTGACGAACTGTCAGCGAAGGCGCTCCAGCGCAGAGCCAAGGACAACAAGCGCAGCTATCAAGAGTTGCTGGAGACGATACTCAAGAACAACAAGGCCTATAACGAGGCGAACGGTTTCTCGCAGAACGCCAACCAGAACGGCGCTGCAGCCGCCAACAAGCACAAGAGTGCGCTCAAGGGAGTCGCGGACGAACTAGCGGGCATGGCTACGAGGTGGATATCCGTCACCGCTGCCGCCAACGCCGCCAAGCAGGCCTTCGTCAACTACGCCGAGGGCGAGCGCAAATTGCTGGTGCTGCAGAACAAGTACAAGGCAACGACGCAGGAGATCAGGAATTCCGAGGCTGCGCTGAAGGATGTGGCCAGAACCACCAAGACCACCTTCGATGAATCGCTCGACGCCGCAACCAAGCTGAAGGGCGGGCTCGGTGTTACGCTCGATCAGGCGATAGCCAAAACGACGCGGCTCAACATCGTCGCCAAGGGACTCGCGGTGATCCCGCAGGACCTTGCGGAGATCACCACCGACATCATGCGGACGATGAACATCCCCGCCAATGAATTTGAACAGACGATGGAGATGGTCGCCGGGCTGGTCACCGAGTTGGGCCTCGATCTCCATCAGCTAAAAGGCCAGAGCGATCAGCTTGGCGAGACCGCGAAGATGGCTGGCCTCAAGGGGCGAGAAGGGTTCGCGGAGATGGCCGTCGAACTCGGCATCGCCAACAAGGAATTCGGCGGCACGATCAAAGGCGCAAGGGTGCTGCAGTCGTTGATGTCTGAACTCGGCGCGGCAAAGACGGGCGAGGCGTTCAACATCCCCGGCCCGAAGTGGATTTCCGAGGTCGAGCAATTCAAGAAGGGTGGCGGCAATGCCGTGGTCTATGCCATCGGGAAGTTCAAGCAACTGAGGACGGAGGAGGAGAGGCGGCAGTTCTTGCTCAAGCTCGGTGAGCGGGACCGGCTGTTGTTCTCGTCGCTGGTGGAGAAGGACAACGGCCAGATTGGCAAGCAGATCGAGTTGATGCAAAGGCTCGCGAGCGGGCAGCGCGGTGTCGAGGGCGGCAAGCGCGTGTGGGAATCCTCGGCTGGCGCTGTCGATGATCTCACAACCTCCATCAAGCTACTCAGCGATGAATTCGGCCACCTGATGGAAGTGATGGGCGTGCCGCAGGTGATCTCGATGATCACCAAGGAGTTCGAGCGGCTCGGCAAGGTGATCCAGTGGGTGGAGCAATGGGGCGATTGGTGGAACGGCAAAGCCAAGAGGCCACCCATCATCGGCCCGCACGGCTTGCATATGCCGAAGATGGGCGATCTCGCGACCGGGATGCGCCAAGGCCTGACCGGGCAAGGCGGCGGCTATGATCTCGAAGCCAGAAAGCGGCTCGATGAAAACCTGAAGAAGGGCGATGCGACCACGATTGGTCCTCCTGTGGCGAAGCCGATGTCGTATCAGGGCGGTGGTGGCATACCGCCCGGCTATCAGCGTGTCAGCAACACCGAGGCGGGTGAGACCGAGGACAGCCTGCTTAGGCGCGGCGCAGTCTGGATCGCCGGGAAGCTCTATTTGCCGAAGAGCAACAAGGTCGAGCCTTCCGGCATGGGAATACGCGGTGCGCTTCCCAGCAACGTGCATCAGGCCTCATACGGCAGCAGTGCCGACTCGATGTACCTGCCTGCGGACTATCGCAGCTTGGCTCAACGCGCTGGCGGTGGCGGTGGTGGTGGCGGTGGTGCTCCGATCACTGGTGGTCAAGGCGGTGGCGCAGCCGCTGGTCCCGCCGGTCCCGGCGTCGGCACCGGCTACGGTCCAGATGGCGGTGCTCTCATCGGTGGCGGCGGCAGCGGCGGCAACCAGATGCCGGTCACCGCTGGCCCGGCCAACCAGACCGGCGGCGTGCCGTCCGCGATCTTGGCGAAGGCGCAGGAGGTCGCGGCTGCAGGCGGTCCCGGTGCCGTCGATCAGTTCATGCGGTCGCAGGGCTATCCGAAGGCCGGTGCATGGTGCGGACAGTTCGCGGCCTCGGTGGTCAAGGCCTCGGGCGGCACACCTCCAGCCAATCCACAGGTCGCATCCAACTGGCGCAACTTTGGCACCAAGGTGGACACGCCGCAGCCCGGCGACATCGCGGTCAAGGTCGGCAGTCGTTTCGGTGGCGGTCGCACGGCGACGGGTGCCACGGGAAGCCACGTCACCGTTGTGTCCAGCGTCGGCAAGGGCACGTTCGCCGGTCTCGGTGGTAACCAAGGCGGCGGTCGCCTCACCACATCGAACTTCAATCAGGGCGCTTACGAATACTTCAGGGGCGGTGCGCAGGGCGCAGCATCAGCGGCAGCGAGTCCCGGTGGCTTCGCGCCACAGGGCGGCGCACCTTCCGGTGCACTCAATCAGGATGCCTACGCGCAGATGTTTGGCGGCACCAAGCTGGCTGGACAGGAAGAAGCGATCAAGGCGGCGGCTGCGAAGCACAACATCTCTCCCGCATTGCTCGCTGGCATCATCGCGCACGAGAGCGGCAAGGGCACGTCCCGCTTCACTAACCAGTTGAACAATCCCGCCGGGATCATGGACAAGAACACCAACTGGATGAAGGGCAAGCAGTTTGGCTCTATCGGTGAAGGCATCGACGCATCGGCTCGCACCATTGCCAAGAACCTCGCGCGAGGCGGTGGCACCATTGAAGGCATGGGCAAGCTCTACGCACCGCCCGGTGCAGCCAACGATCCTCGCGGGCTGAATTCCGGCTGGGCTGCAGGCGTCCGGAAGTACATGGGCCAGCTTGGCGGCGGTGCGCTCGGCGGTGGCGGTGCTACCGATATGTCTGCGCAAAGCCGTCTGGCCATGACGCCAGAACAGATCGCCAGAGGGACGCCGATGGGCGGGGACGCGGCGGCGGCTGGCAAGTCCGAGCAACTGCGGCGCATGGGGTTCGTCTACGATCCCGACACCGGAGCGCCGTTGCGCAAGTTCGACCCCTACACCGGCAGCAAGCTGGCGGCTCCAACCGAGGGCGTTGCTGGCTCTGCCGCTGGCGGCATTCATCCCGGCATCGCAGCGGAGCGCGAGCGGCGCAAGCAGGAAGAGACCAGCAAGGACATCACGCGCGAGAAGCAACTGCGCAAGGAGATCAGCGACACCCAGAACGAGGGCATCGCCGGGCGCAAGAACAAGTACGGCGGCGAGGCAGCGCCACAGGGCGGCGCGAACCGGCTTGGCTATGGCGGCGAAGCCATCCGCACCAGACCGCGCTCGGGTGGCGGCGTCGGCGGCGAAGCTGCGCCGATGGGTGGAGCCAGAAGGGTCGGCGGGGGGCATCGCGTCGGGCCGCGCACGGCTGGCGTTGGTGGTGAGGCTGCGCCAGAGGGTGGTATGCCCGAGCCGCCGCACATCGCACAGGCTCGCCGCCAGCGCGAGTTGCAGGAAATAACGGAGCGTCAGGAAGCAAGGCGCGAGCAAACACGCACCGACGATATGAACCAGCGTGCAAGGGACGCTGGCAAACTCATCGGTCGCGGCGCTGAACCATCCGAGGCCGCGCCAAGCAGGAGCAACCAGAGCGACCAACAGATGAACGTCAATCTCAAGGTCAACGACGCTCAAGTTCAGTTCGCTCGCTCATCGATGCGCCGGGCTGCGGATCGCGAAGTGCGCGAGGCTCGCTGGTCGAGCTACTCGGACATTGGTGCAGCGTGACCGAGTGGGTTGTCACGTATACGATTGAGTTCAGCGGTAGAGGTCTGATGGTCACCGAGTTCTATCGCGGTGATCGCGATGAGTGCGAGCGCATCAAGCGGCAGTCAGGCGGCGGCGATCATGATCTGGCGCGAACGCTCAGACCGTGGAAACCCATCGTTGGACCGGCGCACGAGTGGGATCAATTGGTGGAGGAATACTGATGGCGAACTGGGTGATGTTTCAGTGGGGACCGATTCAGTTTCAGGTCTTTCCGTTCAACGTGGATAACTACTCGCACCACACCGGAGCGGATTGGGCCAAGAAGGAGATCGCTGGCGCTGCCATGTATCGTGAGTGGGTGGGTGAAGGCGACGAACTGATCACGCTCAAGGGCAAGGTGTTTCCACACTTCTTCGCTCGCAAGATGCGCGGTGGTCCGAGCCGCCGTGCAATCGAGCAACCTGTTCGCGGGCCGGGCGCGGAGCTTGGTCAGGGCGACACGGCAAGCAGGCTACTGGATCACGTCGGCGGCGAGGCGAGCTTCTCTGGTGGCCTGTCTCATCTCGACGTGCTCGACAACATGCGCCGCCTCGGGCAGGCGCACATCCTCATTCGTGGCGATGGCTGGCACTATGGCTGGTTCATCATCGAGTCCCTGAACCGCAACCACACCTTCCTCGCCAACGATGGCATCGGTCAGCAGATCGATTTCGAGGCGCAGTTTCAGCGGGTGCCGCTCCCCAACAACGCGTCATCGAACTACTCGCAGACCACTGGCGGCGGAAACGGGGTTGGCTTCGCATGACAGTATCCAGCTATGACCTCGTCACCGTGGGCTCTGACTACATCACAGCCGATCTGATTCTGTGGCGGCGCTATCGCAACGAAGCGCCGCTGATGCTTGAGCGGTTGCTCGATGACAATCCGCACCTCGCGAAGTGCCATCGCTATTCGCCGTTTCTCCCGGTGGGCACGCAAGTCCGCATCCCGATTGACTACGACATCCTGTCGGGCGTGCCGCAGGTGAAGAACACGATAGTGTTGTGGGGCAAGACGCCCGAAAGCAACATGACGCAAGGGACGATGCCGGATGGCTGAACATCAAGGACCTCGCCGTCACGCGGCCTGTCAGATCACGGTCAATGGCGACGATATCACGTCGAAGCTATTCCCTTATCTGATCTCGGTGCAGGTGATCGACAACCTCGAAGGCGGCTTGGACGAATGCCACATCGAGCTTGATGATCGCAACGGCGAGCTTGCTGTGCCGCCGGACCAAGCCGAGCTTACGGTTGCGCTCGGTTGGGCCGGTGAAGGTCCGCACCTCCCCGATCTCGGCAGGCGCAGTCCGATGGGCGGGCAAGGCACGATGAACATCACCGATTGGGAGACGGGTCAGGAAGCCAAGTTTGGCGGTCCCGGCATGGTGGTGGTGTTCGATGGCTGGGTGCAGAACGTCGAGTCCGGCTTTGGCCGACGCGGTGGCGGGCGGCGGATGTGGATCGAAGCCAAGGGCGGCAACGACAAGGGCAAGATCAAGGAGCAACAGCAGGGATTTCTCGGGGAGGGTCAGGAGGACGATAGCTCCGGATCGAGCGGCCAAGGCAAGATTCCGCTCAAGGACATGATGAGCAAGGTGTTTGGCATGGCCGGGCTCTCGGTCGCGATGTCACCGGCAATGAGCAAGATCGCTCGCGATTACTGGAGCATCAACGATAGCCCGATGAACTTTGGCAAGCGCATCGCGGAGGAGACCGGCGGGCTGTTCAAGATATCGAAGCGCACCGCTGTGCTCGTCGGCAAGGTCGAGGGCGTCAACGCTGACGGCGATGCGATGGCAACCGTCGATGCGATCTGGGGCATCAACCTGATTGGATGGCGCATCAAGCCATACGTCAGCCGTCCGCAGTATGGTCAGGGCGCGGCGCGACACTTCGATCTCGGTGAGGGCCTGTGGAAAACCGTCAAGGGCGCAATCAGCGGATCGACGCCGCACGGTGGCAGCGATGCAATCGCGCACGCGGTCAACAGCGTGGTTGGCAAGGCAGAGGCTGAACAGAACAACAAGGGCGCAGAAGGAAACGTCTCGTCCAATCGCGGCACCGGCTGGGTGCTGATCAACGGCGAGCCGAATGCCAAGGCCAACGGCTTCATCAGGATCGAGGGAGCGCGGCCCGGCATCGATGGCACCTACACGATGACCGAGGTCGAGCACAACTACACGCGCGGCGTCGGCTACACCACGCGCATGAACGTCAAGAATCCAAACTACGCGCCCGGCAGTTTCAAGTGGGTGCAGGATGGCGACCAGACACAGAAGGGCGAAAAGACCACCATTGCGGAGGACGGTTCTGAATCGTGGGAGCCCGATCCCGTCGAGGAGTGGGAAGCGCGACAGGAGCGCGAGCGGCAGAAGAAGCTGAAAGAGATCGAGGAGATGGGTGAGAGTTGGGACCCGGCAACAGAGGACCCCGGCGAGAGTTGGACACCCGATCCCATCGAGGAGCAACAGGCTCGCGAGGCGAGAGAGCGAGAGGCGGCGAGGAAGGCAGAGGAGGAAGCCGGTGAGAGTTGGTCACCGGAGGACGAACCGCCGCCGCCGCCGATGATAGGACCGCCAGCGCCGCCACCACCGCCGCAATCGCTGACGCAGGGGCCGATAGCCGGTGAGCGCGTCTACACCGCGAAGGAGTTGGAGGAGATCAGGCAGATAGGCACGCCTCTTCCGCCGCAGGAGATGAGATCATCAACGCCGGTCACGCCGCCTCCGCTCGGGAGCTACGGCGAGCGAAGCATCAGCGGGCAGGAGCTTTACGCTGGCCCGAAGTAACAGGAGCCATCATGACATCGATCTGTTTGAGTTCAGGACACGGCAAGTATGTGCGCGGAGCGTCGGGCTATCTGGACGAAGTGAACGAAGCGAGGCGCGTGGTTGATGAGACCGCGCGATTGCTGCGTGAGGCTGGCGTCGAGGTCAAGACCTATGCAGACGATTGGAGCCACAGCCAGAACGAGAACCTCAATCGCATCGTGAACTGGCACAACGGTCAATCGCGAACGCTCGATGTGTCGATCCACTTCAACGCCTACCAGACCACCAGTGCTGCGATGGGCTGTGAGTGTCTCTACCTCACCCAGAAGGACTTGGCGAAGAAGGTGGCGGATGCGCTCGCGAAAGCCACGAGCTTGCCGAATCGCGGGCCGAAGTATCGTGACAATCTCTTCTTCCTGAACTCGACGGCGGAAAAAGCCGTACTGGTCGAGGTGGTGTTCGTTGATAGCTCGACAGATGCGGCGACTTATGAGGAGGAGTTCAGCGAGGTCTGCGCTGCGCTGGCTTCTGCGCTATCTGGCAAGAGCATCGGAGCAAAGCCGCCGGTCGATCCGGACGAGCCGCACGTCGAGCAACCGATAGCCGAGATACCAGAGGAAGAGCCGGGACGCCCGACGATTGGCTTGGGTGATGACGGCGACCATGTTGTGCAGGTGCAGAATCTTCTTGGCGTGTTCCCTGCTGATGGGGACTTTGGCCCGATCACCGATGCAGCAGTGCGCGGTTATCAAGCGGCTTATGGCGAGGGTGTGACGTGTGACGGCATCGTCGGTCCAAAGACGTGGGCCGCTCTCGATTACTTGGAGCACGCCAAGGCTTCAGGCAACGACCGACTGCCGCACGATCAGGCGCAGCGCATCGCGCAACTCGCGGAGCAATCAGCCATCGCGAAGTACAAATGGAAAGATCGCGGCGTCCTGCCGGTGGGTTACACCGCAGGCATCGCCCAGTGCTTTGGGTTGGCGGCTACCCGTCTCTTGGCTGGCCATCCCATCGCGACCACGGCAGCGCAGGCGGATAGGAACCTCCCCGATTACGATGCGCTGTCGTGGATGCGCGACAAGTTCACCGGCATCGGAATGGATGTATCGGAGGACGGCATCGACACCTTGCGTGCGCTGTTCGTGCTGTTGATGGGTCTCGGTGCGCGGGAAAGCTCGGGCCGCTACTGCGAGGGCCGCGACATGAGCGCGAGCAACGTCAGCGCCGACACCGCAGAGGCGTCGATGTATCAGACCTCGTGGAATATCCGCTCGTGCTCGTCATCGATCCCGCCGCTCCTGCAGGAGTACTGGGCCAACCCGAATGGCTTCCTGACCACATTCCAAGACGGCGTGAAGCTCAACAAGGATGACCTCGGCAACTACGGCAGCGGTGACGGTGCCAAGTTTCAATTCCTGTCGAAGTACTCGCCAGCCTTCCATTGCTTCGTGACCGGCGTCGGCCTGCGCTATCTGCGTCAGCACTGGGGACCGATCAACCGCAAGGAAGTGGAGATCAAACGCGAGGCCAATGATCTGCTGTTGCAAGTGCAACACTTGCTCAGTGAGGACGCGGCAGAGATGGAGATGGTTTGATGCAGCAACTTCTCGACCGTGTCTGGTGCCGGTGGTTTCACAAGGCCTACCACACCATTCTTGAGAAGGGCTCCACCGTGCCCGGCTGGCGTTTCGTCTACTGCAACAACTGCAAGACCTCGTGGCCCGAGAGATGCGCAAAGGAGTAGACCGATGGGAATCCTTCTCAGCTTTCTGAATCTGTGTCTGTACATCGCGATCATTCTTCTGATCGCCTACGTGATCCTCTGGGTGGTGCGGGATTGGTTCAACCTTGCCATCGACGGCAACGTGTTGAAGTTCGCCAAGATCGTGGTCGGGTTGATATGCCTGATCGCCATCGTGGTCTGGCTCGCTGGCGTGCTCGGAGGTGGCACCGGACTGCCGACGTTTTGGCACTACCGCTGATCCACCCAAGCGATCTCAGGTCGATGATCTCCCACCGTATCCGACGAGACCGCCATCCATCTGCAAGGGGTGCTGACGTTCTTTCAAGTTGTCCTTGAAGGGACGCCACGCGCGGTGTTACATGAGCGCGGGCAGCAAGGCCTTGCTGTCACATCAAAGGAGTTGGAGATTTAATATGAGGAAGCTACTTTTAATCGGAGCGGCGTTAGCCGCATTAACTGCACCGGCCAGCGCCGCTGTCATCGACACGTTCGCTGTCACCGGCTCGACCAGCACTCTCACGCTGTCCGCTGTAGTGCCGGGCGGCAATCAGCCGCTCAACAACCCCTGTTTGATCTGCGGCACTAACCAGCCCGCACAGCCGACAGGTTTTGGGTACAATAACTTCGACGCCACGGGCAACGTCAGCGACTATCTGATGTTCTCGACGGCGACGGTTGGCGGTAGCCTCGCGCAGGATACGCTCGGCACCGGCTACGCTGTCGGTGATGGCTCGATCCTTCGTGCCTATCTGTTGGCACAGGCATCCGGCACCACGTTCTCTGTCGGTATCGACGTGAACCAGACCAACGCCAACTCTCCGCAGACGCTGGAGAGCTTCTACTTCCTGAACCTTACGGATCGCACGGTGCTGGCATCCTACTCGCCGGGACCGGGCGGCACGCTGTTGCCCGCGACCAACAACGGCACCGGCTTTCCGGACTACACGTTGAGCGGTTTCAACATCGACCGTGGCGACATCAGCTTTGGTGACGAGGTGATCTTCTTCGCACGCTGGTCCGGTGCGAACGATGGACCGGAGAGCTTCTTCCTCGTCGCCAATCCGGTGGCGGCGGTGCCAGAACTCTCCACGTGGCTGATGATGATCATCGGCTTCGCTGGCGTCGGCACGCTCGCCTATCGCAAGCGTCGGCAGGACGGCATCGACTTCCGCGTTGCGTGACAACTGGGTGACTGTGATGGTGCTGGCGTGTCTCGCTGGCACCATCATCGGCTACATCGTCGCGTGGGCTTGGGACGAGTGGCGAGACTGATAGAATACTATGCTACCGCAGGATCAGGCCCCGGCTCGCCGCGATGGTCCTTGCCATTTCGAGGGCACGCGCAGCCTTGGAATCCGCCTCGCCCATAAGCCGGGCCAGCCCCTCCGCTGTACAGGTAGCTCCCGGCTGGACCCCGTCTCTACGGGCTTCTCTGGCGATCCTCCGCAGGAGTTCCCGGTTCCTCGCTCCACGTGAGCGAGCGATCCGCTGGCACCGGGAACAGGTGCCCCGGCGCTTCTGACCTCGGGGGAGATTCCAGTGCCGGTGGCACCGCTCGCAGATCAGCAACACCTCATCGCCTCGTCTTAGGTCCCACCAGCAACACTGGCGGCATCGGGATCGCCATCTCGATGGCTCGCCATAGATGCAGGCAGTGCGGGTGGCAATTCACGTACTGCGATTCCGGCGGATGATACTGCACCGCCATCTCGTGCTTCTCCCAGAAGATGTCCTTCACCCAGCACATCTCATCCCACGTCGGACAGCGATCCTCGGCAGAGACCGAGACGTGCTCCCATCCCGACTCGATGTCGGGACCGGATGACACCACCACCAGCATGACCGGCGGCGTGGATGGCGGCAGCAACCTGAACGCACCGGCCAGACCATAGCTCTCGTCGCTGCCCATCGGGCCGATGCGAACACGGTTGGCCTGCAGCGTGAGCGGCACGAACTTCTTCATTGCATCGGCCTGCTAGGCACCTTCTCGATGATCGCATCGACAATCCGCCAGATGTGCTCGCGCATCTTGGCGTGCTGTGCCTCTGGCATCTGTGTCATCGCAAAGCCGATGTTGGCTGCGCACGCGCTGATGCCGTCCTCCAGCCGCTGGCCCTCCAGCGCCATGCCAACCCTCTTGGCCAGCATGTCCATATGATCCTGATATTCGTCATGGGTCATCTTCATGGTGTCGGTCACTGCACTTCCTCCTCATCGATCTCTTCTGTGAAGTCATCCGGCGGCACCTCGGCCCGCTTGGCGCGAACCACGTTGGCCGTCTTGTCGAACGTGGTCTCGAACCACTTCATCTTGTGATACGCGTAGGCTCGCGCATAGAGCATGATCTCCTCACCCTTGAAGTCCTTGGTGCACGAGATCGTTGCGCTGTCACCGATGCGCAGGCGCTTCAGCGCCTCGTGCACCACCTTCGACAGGTCATCGAGATGCTTGTCGCTCATCACGCCGTCCCCTTCACTTCCGGCTGGCCCTCGAACCGCGCCAGTATTTCCTTCAGCATCACCACGATGTCGCCGCGCTCGCCGTTGGCGATGTAGTTGACGCGCCCCGCCATGTTGTCGAACTCGGTGACGAGGAGGACGAAGCACACCTTCTTGGGACGCCGCTTTCCGTTGAAAGCGTTGTCGAGCACATCAGCGAGATCGTTCATGTTGTCGCGGTAGCGTCTTTGTACTGGCTCGCTCATTCCTCTTCTCCTTTTCCAACCTCTCGCGCTCGTGCAGTTGCTCCAGCCACAGGCGCATCCACTCTGCGTCAAACTCCTTCGTCGGCACCATGAACCTCCCCCCATCCGAGATACGCTTGGTGGCACACCTCCAAGAATTGCTCCTCGCTCAAGTTCAGTGCGTGGGTTGCTCGCATCAATTCTGAGAGATGCACACCCGCCGCCATCTTGACGATGTTCACCCTGTCGATCTGGGCGAGTTCGCAGACCTCGACTGCGTCGGCCAGTTGCTGGCGCATCTTGTTTGCGAGGTGCGCACCGATGTCGGCCAGCGTCTCATCCATCTCGCCTATCATAATCAGTGTCATTGTCCTGTCTCCGGTGTGAGGGCGGCGCTGGCGGCGAGGGCCTTGCGGGCGATCCCCATCGCAGTATGGTCGATTGTTATGTCATCAATCTTGTGCAGCGCCGCCTTCAGCGCCTCAATGTGCCTGCCACGCTCGTGCCAATCGTCCACGCTCTGTTGCAGCGCCGCCTTCAGCGCCTCGATACGGGCGAGTGCTGCTTGCTCATGTTCCTCGGCTTCGCAAATGCACTGCATTGCTAGATCACGCTGACGAGCTTGTTCCTTATCAAAGTCTCGCTCTTCTCGAACCTCACGCGCCCAAACCCACCCAACACTGTTTGGCTTGCCAAGAAACGCCATTGTGTCTTGATATGGCGCAAAG